GAATGTAGGGTTTTAATTCTGGCTGTAGGTTATCAGGCAAGCGGATTAGTGATCCAGCGCCTGTGCCGATATCTGTATCAGCAGTAGCAGCAAGGCTAGGATGAGTGTCAAGTCTAATGCTTTCATAGACTTCGCTTTGTTCGTTATAAATGGCACGCTGTTGATCAGCAATATCATCAATAATGCTGATGCCAATACCGCGCACTGGGCTGCGTTCTGCATATACTAGGACAAAAGGCACACGGCCTAGTTCGTTAGGCTCTACTTGCACATCTGTGGCTTCATTCTTGCGAATGTTGATTGTGGTTTTGATTATTTGTTCTTCTGTGTATTCTGTGACTACTGTTAGGGTGTCGTTGATTTCTTCAACAAACTTGACCATCTTCAATTGGTAGCTGCCGTTAGGCTGTCTTGCCCATGTCCAATCGGTCACTGCCAGGGGGCTGTAAACTGATAGGTATGGTCTTACTCCCTGTGCCAACTCATCAGCAAGCGTAACAGCACTAACACTGGGCTTTGAAACAGCCACCCAGCAGTGACCAAACACTTCACTCCAAATTGCTGCTTCACGCATGAACGCATCCATGTTGCGTCCATCTAGGTCAGCATCTTCTAATAGGGCTTCTACTCTTGGATCATATTCCATTGAGCCCATTTCACGCTTAGGAGGAAGTCTAAATAGGAAACTGTTGTAAAGACTGACAATGCTTTTACATTGATTGTCTAAAGGTGTGCTTTCAAGACGACGAGCATATTCTTGGTCGCTTTCCAGTGCATAGCGGTGCAGGTAAGCACCCTTGCGGTATTCTTCTCCGCCAACATAGCTGTGTAGGAGGTAAGTCCAACGAGCTCTATGACGATTATAGAGATAGTTGGTGGTCATTGCCCTTGCGTAGGCTTCTGTGAGTAAGGTCTGCATTTTAATTCCTTGCCAATATATTATTTAGTGTTATCGCACCGTCCATCTTTGGGCGGGCTGTGGCGTAATGTTCTTGTTTATAGGAAACAGCATGGCGATAGGATAAGTTCCGCTATCACATGCATGGTCCCAGCCGCTTTCCTTGTCAGGAACGCCTACGGCATTTTCTTTCCATGTCCAGTTCTTAAAACTTTTAATAGTATGTTTACAACTAGGATCAATCTTAAATCTTGTAGTGCCATCGGGTCGTAGGAAGAATAGACTGTTGGCACAATTTATTCTATCTCGCACTGTGGGATTGGCGCGATTGACCAGCAACTTAAATTTAGCATTATATAAAATGTTGTGATCAGTTTGGCCACCTGCTGATGTCTTGCGTTGACTGCCCGACGCATCCGGTATTACTGTTATGGGATTAGTAGGATATCTAGCACGGATTTCGTCGGCCATTTCCTGCGTATTGCTGTCGCGCAGAATAATCTCATCAAAATATTCCAAACCGTCTTTAGTTTTACGACCTACTTGAGCGCACATTAAGCCCACATTGAAGTCTAGTCCCACTATGAGTTCTTCTCTATCAGTAGGATTAGCAACAGGCTGTATGTTGTGGTCACCAAACTCTTCAAATATAACATTGCCCAGCGATTCCCATGATGCTTCATATTCTTGTTTGAATATTTTGGGTGCTAGATCCTGGCGGGCTTGTGCTAGTTCTTCCTCATCAACAAAGCCACCTTCTGCTGTGGTAAATGAGAAACTCATCCAACCTTTACGGCTTAGATAGTTGTCATACAAGTCTCTAGCATATTGATTACCTGCTTTGGGTGTGCCTGTGAATAAAGCATGGCCTTTGCGGTCGCTCAGCGAGGCACGAATAATCTGTGCCCATATGGTTTCTAGATCAATGTCACAGAACTCGTCAATGCAGATGAAATCTAATGATTCCCCGCGCAGGTTGTCACCTTGTTCTGCACTCTTAAGACTGATTCTGCTGCCATTGACTAATTCTATACTGAGTTCACTTTCGTTAGTGCTACGAATCCAGTTTAGACTTTTTAATTTCTTCTTAAGTTTATTCCAAACTAGACTTTTTGCCTGTTGACGACTGTTGGTCAAATACCATACATTGCGATTGGGCAGACGGGCAAACTTGCACATTTCGCGAATAGCCAGCATGGTCTTGCCCACGCGGCGGCCTGCTACTACAACGCGAAATCTAATAGGGCAATCTGCTACTAACTGTTGTGCTGCACTTAGTGGCATTAGACTGGATCATTATCTTGCTGAAGTTCGTCCTCAACATCTTCTATATCTACTGTGCCAGCATCAAATTCATCGTCCCATGGTAGAGCACGATTGTCTTCGCTGTGCTGTGGTGCATCCGCTTGTCCCAAAATATTCTTACCTAAGAAAATTAACATGGTAGGATTACCTTCAAATGCCACCTTAAGCTGTGCTTGTCTTAAACGCTGCTTTAATTCGCTTCGCCCTTTTGCTAGAAAATCCACAAACACGCGGCGTAGAGTTTGGTCATTAACACCAAAATGCTCAGCAATCTCTCTGTCTGTGCAGCCTATCTTGGCCATCATTTCCACTTCATCTGGAGGCACAGGAATATTATTGCGGCCTACTATGATGGCAGGCTTGGTAATCTCTGTATATTGTGGTCCCTTAACACCTTGCATTATCTAGTTCTTCCTGTAAGCGCACCAGTTCTTCTGGTGTGAGAAAGAATCTCTGCTCAGTCCACTTATGTTCTGGTATCCAGCGTTTAATGGTCAGCAGGTATTCATTCTGTCTAAATTCCTTCAGCTGGACATCTAACTTGTAGTCCGGTCTGTCGGTGATATTGGCACCTGGTGTTCTACCGGGTGCGGGCGTTGTGAATCTTTGCATAGTATTTAACCCCAAATGGCTAGACCGATACGGTAAATGGCATAAACTGCTGTGGCTATTATAGTAATTCCCAGTATAAAGTTTATGAGTTGTAGGTTAACTATTCTTAGTTTAGTTAGTTCATCATCCAAGGGCATCTTCATCGCGATCTCCAATCTTAATGTATCCAAAATCTGTTGTTTGGAATAGTTCGTTTAATTTTCGCACTGCTACTAGGCAATTGCCCAGATTTGTATAACCAGTCTTTTTGTATTTTGGGGGACTGTTGAGATTCATATGATTTATACTGCGTATGTTTATGGGCTGGTCCTGGTAGGTAATGGCGTAATAATTGTCGGCAGCAAGAATGTGCCATTCTGTGCCGGTGTCATCTGTTTCTGTTAATAGTATGGTTGCTGGGGGTCTAGCCATTATATCTTAGTAACTGTTAAGTGTTTAAGTATATCCATATACTTTAGTTTAGCTATAAAATAGTTTTCATCTGTCATGGTCATCCAGCGGAATTCCAGCTGCCAGTCTATGCCCGATTGACTGCTGAGTTCATGTCCCATGTCTACTATTCTTTTACGCCAACTGGGTGTGGTAGTGGCAAACTGATATTCTGCAATTGATAGCTTATACATTTTTAGCCTTTACTATGGGTTCTATGCGGAAGTGATGGGGATTGCTGCATCTGTGATTGCCGCAGGTCATACGCACCTGTTGCCCAATTAGGCTGCAATTGAATTCCTGCATGGCCAACAGTCTGTTGACCTGTGTCATCTGTGGTTTATTATTTTTGTAAGCGCCCATGAGATTGCCGCCGGGACTTACACTACCAAGCCAGGCCCAACATTCATCTGGGTTATCTGTGCGTTTGAGTTTTCTATCTATTTTACGGCTGTCCCAGGCCCAACCATCTTGCTCGTGCGTGATTTTTCTATTTGGTGGGGGACTATAACCTTTAGGTCTGCCTGGCGGATTCAGTGGATTAATCGTGTAGGGTTTTCTCTGTGCTGTCATTAAATGTCTCCATTATACCCGGATTGCCGCGAATGAGATCTATCAGTCCCAGGGCAATGAGATCCACCTGTCGCTCTGTTAGTTCCAGTTGTTGTTTAAGTTCAATTGAATGAACCATTTCATGTGCCAGTGTGTGAATAACACTTTCTTTGACCTGATTGGGATTTAACACTATCTCCAGCTGGTCTGGTCTGCACTGGCCTAGGTCTTCAGGTAGTTCACCAGTTCTTGCCCAACGAATGCGCCATTGCTGGTTGAATAATCTAAACTGTTGTGGTATCTGCATATCTCTTTTCCTTTGTTTTATTTACCTGAGCAGAACAGTTTATTCCCAGGACAGGTCTTGGTAAGTATGCTGCTCTGCTTTTATGCCCATGTCTACTAAAATAGATTCTTGTTCACTAGTAATCCATTGCAGCCATTTTTTGTGATTACAACAATATAATCCGCGATGAACGCTGTTTTTGCTGTCTTTAATTTTCAACTGGCAATGCTGATGTTTTTTATTTCTCAAAGTAATATTCAGCAATTCAATGCTTTCTGTATTCATGTTTTTGATAGTTTTATATGATATATGTGTCATTTTGGTTATTTCAAAAAGAAGTTATACACTAGGGGTTAGTATAGTGAGATGTTCAAGCAATCAATTCTTCCATTTTTTCTTTTTTCTTTAGTCCTGTAAAAACTTTTGTTAGTTCAAATTTCAATTGAAAACCAGTAGTTGTTCTAACAAATTCACTGAGTTCAATGACATCTATTTCTCTTTCACAACTCCATCCGTCGTGTTCTAAAAAATAGTGATTATTGGTTTTATCTAAGTAATTACGAATTTGATTAAGAACTGTTCTTTCTAAGTCAAAATATCTCATCCATTTCTCTTTACTAGTAATGGCTAACATTCTTTCTTTGTTGTTTTTGTCTTTAATACTTCTACGCATCATACTGGGTTTGATGTATTCCCAACAAGTTTTGATGTCTTCTCTTAGTTCAGTGATGTATTTGTCTTGCTTGAGCCAGTTAATTTTAGCAGGGTCATTATCAAGTAATTGACTAATAGCAAAATCATTGCCATGGCCTAATCTTGCTCCGCAAAAGAAAGCATTGATAATGACTTTGGCTGTTTTGATATCAATTTCTAGTGCTAATGCAAGTTCTTTACGAATATTACTTTTGTCGTTGAGATATCGGCGTAGTGCAAACAAATATAAATCCATAGGATCTTCTTGTTGCTGTGCGTGTTGATGTATTAATTGTGGAGCACTGGTCTCAATATCATATTGATAGCACATATTGTAATCGGCAAATACTCGTTGGCGTTGTTCTTTACGCACATTTTGTAGGGGATGCCAGAGCCTACTGCTTTTGTCTTGATATGTAAATGTTTTGTGTTCAAGTTCAAAGCCCCATTCCTTTTCAATGAATTTTGCTACAACTTCTTTGTCAAATTGACTGTTCAGTATAGGATCAAAATCAAAAATATTATTTTCTTGATTTTGGTATTCAATGGTAGTGTCTCTCAGCAAGCGTCTAATGTTATTTGCCCCTGCTGTGTTTAGTTTATATTCTTTGGTTAGTCCAGAACTTTCACTGTATCTATGACTGGTGCAGATTAACAGTTCTCTGCGTAACCATTTACCTAAATCAGTTTGTTGTTGTCCAAAATATCTATCAATGTATCTGGTGCTCCAATTGTGTGGCTTTTCGTTTATAACTGCACGGGCAAAGCCATAAGCATGACGGATCCTATTGATAACTCTTGGGTCATTAAAGTTTGGTGTATACACATCAATCTCTCTTAAAATAATCAGCAATACCGGCGGGTAAGCTGGGTCTTGGTTGGCGTGGTTTATCTAAACTATAACCCTGCAATTTCAATAGCAGAATTTGACTTTCAATTAATTGGGCAGTTAGTGCTGGATCAGCATCTTCAAATTTAGTTTCTAGTGAAAATTTTAGGATCCATAATAAGCGTTCTTCATCAGTCATTTCATGCTCCAAATAAATCACTGTAGGCAGTGTGTTGTTGGGCACGAAGATTACCTCGCGACCATTCCCAATTGGTTTCTTGTTTGATGGCATTAATAAATGGACCTTGTATAACGCCATTACGACCTGTAGTCCAATCTACAAGATTGCTGTCAATGAGGTCTTTTAATGGGCAAGGTAGCATGTTGCCATATCGTTTATCATAGCCTTTATAACGATTATATTTTGGCTCTGCGCCCAGTGGATGTGTCCTGTTGAACAGATACTGTATTTCGCCTACAGTAAAATAACCGCGTTCTTCAAAATTACGCAGGGCTTTTTGCAGTGCGGGCCAACCATTTAGATCCAAATCTGCGTCATGCATATTTTTGAATCTGGTTTGGCAACTGTCTATCCAGGCGGCTACTGCTCGCGTTGGGTCATGTTTCATAACTAGTCCTTTCGTTGTGTGTTAAAACTATTTAGCATTGTAAACTGTTTTTCACTGGATTACAACACCGATTTTACCGAAATTTTAGCCAAAAGAAAGCCCTACCATTGCAGTAGGGCTCTCAGTGACGGAAATACAAGGATATCATGGCTGATAAATGGCAGGCTACTGGCACTAAAGGACTATAACACACACAGGACTAAAACATTGTAGTCTGCCGCCGTCTATATTATTTATCAGCTTAGTGCAAATTATACAGGAAAATTCCGTTTATGCAATTAGTTTTGGCGAATCCTGCCTATATATTTGCCCGTTCTGTCATAGACATCATAACTGCTTCTGGGCAAGCCACGATACCGGCAGAAGTCCGGGGGCACATGGTTGTCTGGTTTGAGCCTGGCACCGGTTAGTTGGCTATGTGTTCTAGTCTGGCAAGCGTCATCTCTGTCGGCTGCATCTGCCACAGTGTTGAATATGGGATTGCCGGGACCAAAGCCAAAAATGCAACTGCGTTCACACTTTGTCGCGCAACCGGACACTAGTGCCGCCGACATTAAAAGTAGGGCTAGTTTCATTTTTACTCACTTCCAGTATTGCCAGTTCCAGTATCTGCCACAGCTCTTCTTCGCCTGACTGGTTTTTTATGTCCTTGAGTGTCTGCACTAGGTGTAGATACAGCACTAGGTTCTGCATTGAATCCGTCATCTTGTAACTCCTGTTCAAGTTCTTTAATCTTTCGTCGCTTGACTTCTGTTTCTTGTATAAGATTCAGTTCGCGACGAATTTGGTGTAAGGCTTCCCCAACTTCAGCACCAGTGGGATAGCGAGTGTAGAACTCTCGTAGGAATGTTAATGCTTCTGCTACACCCTTGGGGTCGGCGTCTTTGATGTAGAACGGGTGTTTGAATTCCATTATGCGGCCTCCTCAATTCTATAGAACTCTGTGGGTTTACTTTTGAGCCAATAACGAAATGTTTCACTTAAAACATTATATGCTTTGGCTGCTTCTCTTAAGGAATGAAATTTACCTTTTGGTGTCATAACACTGATACGCCTGGGACTATTTTGAGATATTAGTAGTTTGGATTCTTCTGTTCGTTTTTTGTTAAAATTATTTGGTTTTTTGCCTTTCTTGGTAGCACTTTGTTTGGCACGAGTAGATTCGCCGCGCCCTATAAATTTTTTAGCGTTTTCATTGTCAAACAAATCCTGGTAGTTCATCTTTGCTCCTTTATGTATGTATTATAACACACTTGTCATTTTATGCCAATTATCATTGATTTTCCAAAAAGCGACGAGCGTGATTCTGCCAATTAGTGGGCTTGGCCTTGATCACTTTGGCAATATGCTGAGGCTTACGCAGATCCAATTGAGGGCAAATGCTCAAGTTAGCTTGGATAAACTTCAACAACTCAACTTTCTGTGCCCAAGTAATCTTAGTATCATCTTGGCTGTCCAAATAGTCTTCGTTGACAATCATATGAAACACATAAGCAAATTGCTCTTCTTTGCTGTCATAGTTCATTTTCCACGACACGCAACGACTTTTGATAGCCGCTTGGTGTTGAGCAGTCTTACCTGTTTGAGCACCGCGAATGTTAGTGGCAATTACCACACTACCGTTGAACTCAAAGTTGCGGGGGATAACAATGTCAGTGCCGGGAATTTTAACATCACTGGGACTATTCCAACCAATTTGGCGAAAGGTGCCATCAGTTGCGGCCTTGAGCAAGTTAAGGCCTGTCTCATTGGACATAAGTCCATCGCAGTCATCTAAAACAATAAACTTGCCAGCATCACGCATCAAGTAAAGCATAGCAAAGAATTGACTGGGAGTTGTATGGCTACGAGCAATCAAATAATCTTTGCCAACCTGCAGGCCAGCACGATTGAGACCATCTGTAATAAGATGCGTCTTGCCCATACCAGGACTGCCATAGACCAAAGCACTACGGTGAATGCCTGCTACCAAATCACTAATAAATTCGCGATTGTCTTGCATGTCTTGAGCACAAGATACAATCTTTGCTTCAAGTTTTTTGTTGATTAAACAAGCATTAACTACATCTTTGTATGTAGGACGAATTGTATTTGTCATTTGCGAAACTCCTGTTTCGTTGTTGCGATAGTGTTAGTATAACATAGGACCCAATTTGTGCCTATTTAATGACCCTACCAATAGGTAGGGTATTTGTTGTTATTTTGCAACAAGTTGGCGCAATTCTGCTACTGAATTCAGCAGTTCATGCACCGGTTCAGTGTCGCAGTCATTGTAGTATACAATTTTGGTCAGTTCTTCAACCAGCACCTCAATTTTGCGAACATCTGTCAGGTCCTTATAGTCTTGTGTAAAGTATTTCATGTCAATTTCCTTTTGTGTGTTGTGTGGCAAAATCGCCACAATCAAATGATAGCACAGGACCCAATTTGTGCCTATTTTTCCCAAAATTCCAATGATGACAAGCACTTAGAACTGGACCTTTTTGGTCCACTATTTTTTGTAATACTTAGGTAGTATACTACTAAAATATTACCCTATACTTTTGTTGTATCTATACAACAGTTGTAAAAATACAACATTTCAAAATTGACACAATATTTGCCCAAAAAGGCCAAGTGAGACTATAATCAATACATGG